TTCTTAGAGGTTAACTTTTTCTTCATACCCTTCATTCTAGCGCAGAATGATGCGCGACGGGGATTTCCAACTTTCTTGCTTGGAGCTTTAAGGTCGCTTCCAGGATTTTCTCTTTCGTAAGATTTTCTTCCCTTGGCATTAAGTCCGCCGCTGGCGGACTTACCAGACTTTTTTGTCCAGGCTGCTCCTTCTTGTGTAAGTTCAAGTTCTTCTTTAGCAGTCCGCGCCGATTTCTTAAAGGCATCCTTTGCAGGATAATCCTTATCTCCTGGTTTAGCAGGAGATTCTCCACGCTTTCTTTTAGCGTGGATGTTTGCATAAAGTCCACGCTTCGCTTCCGATAGCTCTCTAAATTCTTTAAATGACTTCATGCAACGACGGGGGTTTACTAGTTTATTTATTCAATTTTGGTATGCAATTGCAGATGCCCACACAGAACCACTGGCAGTACTAGCATCTACTGCGGCACCAGGATCTTTTCTGATTGCCATCCCTTCACCAGCAGGAATGTAAACTGTGACTGCTGAGGCATTGGCAACAGTAACTTTTGCAGCAGCGTTGTTTGTATTTACTACCCAAAGAAGTGTTCCTGCTAAAGCAGTAGCATCAGCTAGTGCAGCTGCCTGAATATCTTCTGCAGAAGAGAGTGGTTTAATAATCATTTGTCTATACTTTTTAGTTATTTATCTTCCAGATTGTTTTTTGCCTGCTTTAACATTTTAGCAAGATCAGCAGTAGATCCTACAAACATTGTATTGTTTACAGTAGAGGGACCCTTCTTCTGTTCTTCTCCAAGATCTTTCATTTTCTTTTGTAAGTCTGCTAACTTATCAGTGATATCAGCAACGTTCTTAATGCCCTGGAAGGCGACTTCATACGCTCTTGGGTGGTTGCTGCTCCTAGCAACGTCTAGCAACTCCTCAATGGCAACCTGACCCTTCTGGATGAGTTCATACAACTCTCCACGGGCATACTTATAGTCAGTCTCTACATCAGCAGCATCAACCTCCACCTTCTCAGGTTTAGATTCTTCTACTTCATCCATAGGAGTGATGTCAAAAACATCCTCCATATTCTTCTGAAATTTATTGTCCATGATACGTTATACCCTCATTGAATCCAAAGTCATCATCTGGTTGTAGCAGAGCATCGTCAGCAGCATTAATGACGCCATCGTTATTCTTGTCCTCCAATGCCTTTGGTGTGACATTATATTCCATAGCTCTAGCGTTAGTATTTCTATCACCAACAAGTGTACTAGCAATGGACTTCCTGATGATGTCATTAGCAGCAACAGGACCGTACAGATAAGTCTTGACTGAGAATCTCAGTGTATAATAAATGTATCTTCTGGTGGAATAGTCTCCTTCATAATCATCAGTAAAATCAATGCTTTCCAAGATGATAGGAATATCACGTTTCTCATTCATTTCGGGAATAAGATCCACAGTCATACTAAACTGTGGTTGAAAGAATGGAAGAATTTGCTCAAGAATTTGCAATGCATCGTCCTGAGACTTTGCAATCACATTTAACTCAAACCCAATATTATATGGTACGGGAAGATACTGAGTCTTAGTAGTTGTGGTCTCACCATCTCCTACCGCCCTGTTCCTATTAATAGGGGGAACCTTTCTTCCAGAATCATATGTGATACCAGTCATCTCAAACGACAATCTAGGTACGGTGATCGTTACCTTCTTGTCGAGATTTGGTGCTGCATCAAGTCTCGCTAAAAACTTCTGGAGAGGACCATATGCCAATGGAACCTTCTGCTGCATGACGTTCTCGCCATTAGCATCCAAAGTTTTTAATTGAATGTTATTAAAAAGTGTACCAAATGTGGTAACAGTCTTCCTAATAATTTTGTGATAAAAATAATTTCCTAACATTAAAAGCTACCTGTAAAATTACCAAATTCTCCGAATGGATTCTTTTCAGTGAAGTCGAGAATATCATCCGCTTCATCTTCAAGTTGTCTATTCTCCGAGAACGAGTCTGTCATATCAAGAGTATCAAAAGATGCGACTGACCACTTAGCATTAGAGTCATAACCACAAATCAATTCGTTAGTATCAAAAGTGCCGTTGGCATATGCAACACTCAGAGTTCTGGTGTCTTCATCCCATTCAGCAACTTTTGCAGTTACATTTCCTGGCGAACTTTCTATTTTAACAATAGGATAATTTGCTGGCCATGGTGTAATAGTATCTACCTGACCAATTTGATCATATGTTACATCTGCATATATGTAGGGAGTTGATGGTGGAATAACACTATCAACTTTTCCATCAACTAAAGTAGTAGATCCTTGTCCAATCAGTTGACCGTTTGGTCCATAGAAATATGAAACTGGAGGCGTAGTGTATCTTTCGCCAGCATTTGTGATCGTAATAGCACCGAGAACTCCTTGAGTTCCAGTAGTAGTACCAGTTGCAGTTGCTGTATATCTAGTACCGTCAATCCTTTCGTCTTGAACAAAAGTACCAGATCCTCCAACACTGAGAATGATTGGATATACACCAGATTCCATTTCAGTGTTGTCAACGGCAGGAATACCAGTATCAAAGATACTGTCTCCATACTCAAAGACTTCACATGTCATGGTATATGTATATAGACTTCCTAATTGATAGAAAGGTTTTTGGTTCTCTACATACTTGATTTCAAATACAGTTTCATTTAATGGGAACCAGATAAGGTCGCCATCGTTGGGTCTTCCGCTAACAATTTTATTAGTCTGAACATCGACAAAATCTTTCCACCTTCTTCTAGAAACTGTGAGTTGAATCTCATCAGTTACGCGGAGACCAAATTTAGACAGCATGTCTCCATTGCCACCAAACTGCTCAAAGTTTTCGAGATACATCTCAATGAGATAACTATCCTTAAACTGTGAGTAATAGATGTCATTCCACAACTTATCCTCATGGATCTGACGGGGAATGTAGTAGCATTCCAGACCATACATTTTGATCTGTTCGTCTACAAGATCCTGGACTAATCCTTGTTCACCTGTTGTTCCTTGTGTGAAGTATAAATTCTTCATCTTATCCGATCATGTCTAGTGGTGGTAACTCGTATTCTAACTTGAAGTCATCCATGATCATTTGAATCTCACGTTGAGCATCCTCATAGAACTCTCTGCCATTCAGAGTTGTTCCACCAGGAAGTGCTACATTCTTAAACTTAATCAAGTTCTGTCCCCACTGACGTTTAATCAGAGCGGTGAGATATCTCTTCAACCATTTGTCATTATAAACTTCTGATGCATTGGTAGGATCAATCATCCTATAACAGTCAAGAATCAAATGCTGTCCAGGTGTGATGTTATCCCAGTCAGTATCAATGTATAATCTATTTTCTCTCTTATTAAATCTTACTGGTTTAAAGTTACCAATAACAAAATCAAGAGTCTCAAGATATTGCTTTACCATGTAATAGTTCAAGATTTCCATTGAACCGAAGTTATAGAAATCATTCAGGAACAACTGATACTTCATGCTGAAGATATTTCCTGATACTGCTGATGAACTATTGTCATAAGCATATACCTGAGTTACTCCGAGAACATGCTCAGGAACAGTAACATAGTTATTCTGCTCCTTAAAATCCGTACCAGAAATTGTACTGTTCGCTTTCGCGTCAGTAATCATCTGTTCGGTAACTTCTAGTTTTAAAAATGTTTTGATGCTTCCATCAAAATGACGCTCTTGGAAGAATTGAATAGCATCATCCACAAGATCCTCAATCTGGTCATCATCTACGTTAATCTCTAGGACGGGAAAACCTAATTTCCTTAAGCAGTAATCAATTAGTTCCTGGCGTGTTGAGGGTCGTGCCATGAATGAAAAAATACCCCTAGTTTCCTAGAGGTATTTATAAATCTATATTAACGGAATTCTGGACCATCTCTCTTACAGACATTGAAAGAAATAACAATCTTTCTGTCATCAACCATTTGTCTGGTAACACCATGAACAAAATCAGATGGGAAAAGGTACATAGTTCCAGGTGTGCATGGAAATTCTTTAGTGTCAGCGTTCAAATCATTTTGATATAATGGTTGTTCAATAATAGTTTTTTCAGTATCAAGGAAAGTAATATTATGTGATGAATGTGATTCAAGATAATATGCTCCAGAAAATAAAGATCCTGGATGTCTATGTGGAAAAATATACTGATCCTTCCCAGAAACATTAAACCACATATTAGCTATGAATAAGTTATTAACTAAAATATCAAAATGACCATATGCGGTAGCAAATTTTTTTGTATTTTCTAAAGCTACTTTCGCTAGTGGTTTGAATGCAGGTAATCTATGAATACTTTGAATTGTAGTATGCGATGAGTCCACATTTAAAGTAGATGTGGCAGAAGTTCCACATTTGTTATTTAACTCTTCAACTTCTTTGATAAAATTTGGAATTTCATCTACACAGACATCATTAAATTCTGCAAGAACTTTTGGGAATAATTTATGAATTTTGCTCATTTTGTTTCTTAGTCACTTCAATCATTTCTTTCATATCATCTTCCAACTGGAATTTTGCATACGCCTCATGGTCAGCATAACGTGTCCAATCTTGTGCAACTAACTTCTCATTTTCTTTATTGAAATCATCTTCTGGATTATCGCGAACACAATCTACCAAAAACCAATGCTTCATTGCAGGAACATTATCAAAGATTGCTACCTGATTTTCAAACTCACACCAAAACCAAATACCATCATTTAGTTGCCATCCATCTGGACGAAGAACATCTTCGTCACGAATCAGTGGATGTGGTTTGCCATCTTCAGGATCATCATTTGTAATGATTTCAATTACCATGTGCTTCTCACTACCATGGACTCCTTCAATCTCCTGAATGATTTCATATAGGGGGATATCCGAAACTGTAGTCATTTTGATACTCTATAAATATGAGTGAACTGAATTTATTTAGCGAGTTGACGCGATCTAAATTCTATACTATAATTATACTACATTAAAAAAGAACATGTCCATTAAACTTTGTCTGCTCAGAAACGGCGATACATGTATCGCAGATGTAAAGGAAATGCTTGATCCTAACGAGGATGTTAGCGCAGGATATCTTCTCTGTGATCCATTTAAATTGAGCACTGTTGAAGATAGCAGAAAAACTCTTGTGGGAGAAGATAGAGATTTTGCGGAACAAGAACAATCTCGTCGCATTGCATTCTCTCGTCTGTTTTCGCTTTCCAACGATAGAAATTTCTCTGTCGCTCATGAGTTTGTTGATGTAATCTATACACCACATACACATTTAGAAGAAACTTATCTTGATATTGTTTCTGCCTGGGTCCAAGAAAATGTCAAGGACATTGATTTAAATGGATCTATTGCCATTCACAGTGACGAAATGGATGAAGATGAAAAGAATAGACTTGACAGCACTATTGAAAATACTCTCTTCAACACACAACCTGAGTACGAAGTTTGATTATGAGTATTAAAGAAAATATTAGCATTGTAGATAATTTCGCATATGCTGTTAATGACGAAATGCAAGTAAAAGAGACTAGAGTTGGAGATGTCTCTTGTCTTGTAATTGATGATTATTTTGCAGATCCAGATTATGTGAAAGAAACCTTCCTTAAATTTCCTTTTGACATTGGTCAGTGTACACTGGAAACAGCAGTGAAGGAAATCCAAGATGGTGGTGACAATCCTGGTTTTATTAAACCGATGGGCGAAAATCAGGTAATTCATCCACACCTAGTCCAAACTCTCACGATGGGATATCATGATCTTCTTAAAGAATATAGTTATATTCCAGAAATGTCTCACCAAGAAGATACTGAAGCTTCATTCAATAAAGCAATGAACTCCAGTTTGCATACTGGTTGTTTGTTCTATCCTGATATGAATATTACCGCCAATAAGCACAAACCTTCACCTGGAAATTATTATATGAATGCGGTTGCATTCTTATCTGAAGACAGTGTTGGTCTTGATAATGGAATTAGTTTTTATACTTTTCAATATGAAAATGCATACTTCCATGGTGTGAAAGAACTTATTGATGATACAACTGATGCGGAACTTCGTAGAGATATTATGGATCTACTGAACTATAAATATATTCCGCAAAAAGCATTTGAGAAGTTCTCTATCTTTGATGGTGATGAATATTTTGCTAGATTATTTACAATAGAAGCAAAATATAATAGAGTTGTATTGTTTCCTGGTAATTCTTGGTTTCAACATAACTATGACAACAAATCTGAAAAATATTTTATTGAAAGTTGTTTAGACGTTCCCGAAGCACAAACTGAGCAATCTGCCCATAGTATGATGGGTGGACCACAATTTGAAGAGTTTGAAGAACCTCCAATGGAGTTTATTACATATGAATGATATTCTTTCAAGTATTAAAAGATACGATTCAAAAGAAATTGTAGACCTCATGAAGGTAAATCCTGACATGCAGGTAGAACATTTTGAACTTGAGGGAGGATTTCAGTATGTCAAAATATATAATTTTTTATTATATCCAGAAAAATTAATTGATTTTTTAAAAGGGTTTCCCACTGAAGATAGAACTAAAAGTATTCTAAGTGGGAATAAAGATACATTATGCACAGAGAGTACTGCTCCTGGATTTCAGCAACCAATTCCACACACATATTTTCAGAATACATTAAGTCCAACATTATTTAATGTATTAAAACATTATCATATGTTGAAATATAGTTATAAAATGTGTGGGTGGAGTTATTATACTAATTGCTGCTATCCCAATATGCCTGCATATAATAGAAATTACATTCCTCACACTGATCCATTTTCATTTGCATCAAATATTTTCTTGACTGATAATGAAGATAGTTCCACTGATTTATTTAAAATAAATTTAGGTAATGGTAAATATGTTTATCGCGCTAAAGATCTAGCTAGACATCATGAACATTGGTTAGCAGAAAAATCTAGGAGAGAAGAAAAAAATAATTCTGATGAAATTGCGAAATGGCATCATTGGAAAGGTGATGATACTTATATAATGTATCATTCTATTAAAACTGATTTTAATTCTGTTACCATGTATAAAGGTGATTATTATCATGCACTGGGTTATGATGCAGAATTGAATACAGATGTTAGGTATTCTTTGGTCGGTATAATTAACTAAAAAAAATGGGGGTCGTTAGACCCCCTTTTTTAATGTCACTGTTGATAATTGTTTGGAGCATGTTTTGTCCAAGTTTCACGAATCTTCTTAAGCATTCTTTTGTCTGCTTCATGAGGATTTGGTCCTTGTGCTCTGAGGATTAATTGTCCTTGAACTGCCCTTGCTGCTTTGTATGATTCAATAGCAGCTGGATCCTCTGTTTCTGCGAAGTCCCACTGGACCGCCGCGAGGGCGGTCACCAGATCTTCTAAAGTAGCACCGCCAGCTTCGGCGTATGGTTGATTTACGTCCATGTTTGTTCTCCTTAAATTACGCTTGAGATTCCTGCCAGGTAACACGGGCAGAGATTGAATAAGGGTTGTTAGTGTCAACACCCGTTGAGTCAACGATGTTAGCAACCAGGCAAAGGAGGTCAGGTCCGTTAGGATAGACTCCATCACCACCCAAGATTGAGTTGCCCAGGTCACTCAGTTTGGTCAGATCATAGTTGGTTGAACTTGTTTGACCATTACCTGCACCAGATGCTCTGAAGGAGAGAATCTTAGAACCACCAGTGATACGATCCGATGCACCGTGACGTACAAGTTGACAGAGTGAAGGGTCATCAACATTCTGGTATTCGTCGGTTGAAAGTTGAGGGTTCAGGATGAGTGAAATCTCAGATTCGTGCGTAGTCAAGATACCAACTGAGTCAAGTGCGAGTGACATTCTGTTAATGATTTCTCTCTCGCCCAGTGCGCCCGTGATTGAAGAGTCAACCGAAGGTGCGAGTCTGATTGAAATCAGAGGAATGTTGTCAGGAATCAAGTTAGAATCACTTGAGCTAGCAGCACCGATGTTGAACTGCGTGCCTGAAGGAACTGCAGGGTTTCCAAGTGCAGTGTTAATTCTGCTTGTGTACCAATATGGGAAGATATCTTGAGTACCTTCAAAGTATTGGATATAAACTTCACGATAGCTACTAGTTGTGCGAGACTTAGAGTCAATTGGACGACCCTCAAGGAAGTAAGTATTAGCAATGGTTGGGTGATAAACCAGAGTGTTAATCTGTAACTTACTTGCATCCGAAGTTGGGAAGTACATCAAGATGAAGAATGTTCTATTGTACCAGGAACCCTGATAGTAGTTTCTGATCGTAGAGTTCAAGTTCGTAGAAGCTTGCTGTGCTTGCGCGTTAGTATACTTCTGAACGTTACCCGATGCCGTGAACATGTATGCTTCGTCATCCTGGAATGTACCGTCCATGATGACCGAAGTGCCCCAGTGGAACAGAGTTCCTGTGTAAGTTGGGTTATCTCCGTTAATAACCTCATAACGGGCAGGCAGGTTACCTGAACGGAAGTAAGATTCAGTCAGGCGGTTGTTGTGCTTGAATTCGTGGACATACTTGACGTGACCGTTCTGATCCTTGAATCCGAAGCGAATCTTACCAGCACCATACCAGGAGTAATCCATGTAGCACATCTGGATTCTGTCAAGGTTCAAGATATAACCAGAAGGACCATCACCATCTGCCTTATCAATGTTCCAATCATCTTGACCAACCTTGGTGTCAATTGTCTTGGTGCAGATAACATCAGCGGCACTTACACCACGATAAGCAGGTTGAATAATAATTTCAGTATTACTAATAACCTTGGTTACCTGATAAGTCATACCGCGAATAACGATATCATCCTTAACCGCAAGTTGTGAGATGAATGATGTATCAGTACCAGTGACTCTCTGTCCAGCATTCGTAACTGCGATAGTTCCAGGAAGCTGTTGTACAGAAGATCTTCTAACACAATTCAGTGTCTCGCCGTTATATTCAAAGAAGAATCCGTTCTGATCATCAAACATGCCTGCGCGAATGTCACAATCACTCCAGGATACAATAGATACCGTTGTGAATCCACCACCAGTGGTGCTGGTTGGAACTTCATTCAAGACATACTTGAATGTGAAGTCATTGACGATTTCATGAACATCTGAAGTTACGTTGAAACCAGCGATGCTACAATCC